AAAGCGGATAATAACGTAAAAAAAATACGTTGTAAATTTTTCTTTATTAATGGAAATCACGTTGGGTGTGATAATTTTACCAAAACTTATTAAGCTTTAAAAACCTTATTTCTAAGCCAAGAGACATATAATAAATAGATTATTTTTTTAAAAAAACTTGACGTTTTTTTTAGATTTCATATATTTACTTATATAACGTGATTAACAATACGTATTGGTCTTGAGTCGATAAACGGCTTTGGAGTTATTTCGGTAACAAAAAGATTGGTACATAATTAAAAATTAAAAGTAATTATGAAAACAAATGTAAAGGTGGGTAATCCTAACCCAACAGCGACTCTTGCTATCAACAAAGGTAGAGTAAAAATGTATAACAATAAGTCAAATATTCCGACTTACTATCTTCAAAAAATTTTATTAATTTTAAACCCCATTAGGGTTGAATACTTCTATTTAATTTAATATTTATATAAAAATAATATTATGAAAAAAATAGAATACAAATCAGGTGTTTATAAAATAATTAATTTAAATAACCATAAATTATATATTGGGTCAACAAAAAATTTTAAAATAAGATTTAATGACCATAAAAAATTATTGCGTAAAAATAAGCATCCCAACTCACATTTACAAAATGCTTGGAATAAATATGGTGAAACTTCTTTTGAATTCAAACCTATTTTAGAAGTTAAACCAGAAAAAAATTTATTATTAATGGAAGAACAAACATTTATTGATAATTTAAATGTTTGTGACAAAAACATTGGTTATAATATTAGTGGGATTGCGGGGTCTACTCTTGGTTTTAAATTTTCAGAAGAATCAAAACAAAAAATGTCTGAAGCTAAATTAAAATCTAACTTAAAAGGTCATCACATAATATTAACAAAAACTTTATTAAATAAAGACGAAAATCAATATTTTATTAATGAATCTTCTAATTTAGAAATTAGTAAAGATAAAACTAACCCCTTTTTCAATAAAAAACATTCAGAAGAATCAAAACAAAAAATGTCTGAAGCTAAAAGAGGTAATAAAAATCCACATTTTGGGTTAGGACCAATGTTAGGTAAAACTCTAACAAACGAGCATAAACAAAAAATTGGTTCCGCAAATAGTGGTAAAAATAATAAAAAATCTAAACCTGTATTACAATATGATTTAGAAATGAATTTAATAACTGAATGGGATTCAGCTGGAATAGCTTCGAAAGCGTTAAATTTATCTGTAGGTAATATTTGGATGTGTTGTAATAATAAAGCAAGAACATCTTATGGGTTTATTTGGAAATATAAAAATTTAAAAAAATGAAAAATATAATGAAAAATAATGAACCTACAGCTTATTTAGCAATAAATAAAAGTAGAATTAAACAATATGATAAAAAAAATGAAATACCTGTGTATTATTTACATAAATCAAGTCAATTCCAAATTGAATTATTCAATCCAACAACCGATAAGGTTTTAGCCAAAATCAAGTTGAACAACAAACTAATTTCACAAAGTGGATTGGTGTTGAGACCTGGTGAGCGTGTATTTCTTGATAGGTATTTTGATATAGATAAGAAATTTAAATTTGATACCTATGAAGTATCAGGTGGTGATGAAGTAAAACAAGCTATTAGAGATAATGGTGATGTTGAAGTTTTGTTCTATAAAGAACAAACCACAAAATTAAACCCTATTTTTATAAATTCTGGTAATAGTACTACTTGGACTCCATTCTCAGGCCCAACATGGACCTATTCTGATGGTACTTCAAGTGGCGGGTATGCTCATACTACAACAACAAATGGTGTAGCATTTGGTAATACTAGCACTACTGTTAGTACAAATGCCCTATATTCAAGTACAGCGACATTAGATATGATGTCACAAGGTAGTTTATCTAACGATTTCGCACCACAACCTCAAATACCAGACGCTTTTAAATCAACATCTTTAGGTCAACCTTCAGAAAAAAAGCTTAAAAGTGTATTAAGGTCTGCCAAAAAGATTGAAACAGGTAGAGTGGAGCAAGGTGCTCAGTCAAATCAAAAATTCCAAACGGTAAACATTGAATTTGAAACATATGCATTTCATAGAGTTTCTTATAAACTATTACCGATTTCACAAAAAAATGTGGAAACACAAGATTTACACAAATCTTACTGTACCAATTGTGGTGCAAAAGCGAAAGCTAAAGATAATTTCTGCTCAAAATGTGGTAGAAAATTATAAAATTAAATAATAATAGTTAATTACGATATAAATTAAAAGGGGAAATTTTGTTTTTCCCCTTTTTTTGTGTATAATTGTAAATAATTTACTGAAATATGAATAAAAAGAATTTAAAATATATCATCTTCGGAATAATAGCATTAATAACGATTTATATTTCATGGAAAGTAGGTTTTTTTGAATCTAAGATGACCTTTATTGAAAATTTGAAAGAAAAATATAACCCATTTAAATAATGAAAAAAACAATATTAATAACAGGTGGAGCTGGGTTTATAGGTTCCCACGTTGTTAACTTCTTCACAGATAAATACCCAAACTATAAATTTGTAGTTTTAGATTTACTAACTTATGCTTCTAATATTCACAACATAATGCATGTTGAAGGTAATAGAGTTGGGTGGAAAGAAAATATATTTTTTTGTAAAGGTGATATTAGGGATACTGAATTAGTAACTCATTTATTCAAATTACATGATATTACCGATATAATCCATTTGGCCGCAGAATCTCACGTAGATAATTCAATATTAACCCCTAACATATTTGTTGATACCAACGTTATGGGAACGGTTAATTTATTAAATGTTGCAAAAGAATTTTGGGGTGAAGGTTCAGATAATAGATTCCATCATGTTTCAACTGATGAAGTTTACGGTGATTTAGAGCTTGATGAAGCCCCTTTCAGTGAATCAACGCCTTATGACCCCAGTTCACCTTATTCGGCTTCTAAAGCGGCTTCTGACCACTTTGTGAGAGCTTATGGTAGAACGTATAACATGAATGTAACAATATCTAACTGCTCAAACAATTATGGTCCACACCAACATAAAGAAAAATTGATACCAGTTGTTATCAATAAATTAATGGATGGTGAGAAGATACCAGTTTATGGTAAAGGTGAAAACGTAAGAGATTGGTTATGGGTTGGTGACCATGTAACAGCCATTGACGAAATATTTCATAATGGTAAAACTGGCCAAACATATAATGTTGGTGGTGATAATGAAATGACTAATATTGAATTAATCAGAAAAATAAGTGCACAGTATCAAATATTTTTGAAGGGTCCCCACAATTTCAATATCCCTATGCCAATAGAGTTTGTTACAGATAGAAAGGGTCATGATTTAAGATATGCAATCAATTCAAATAAACTACAAACAAACCTTAATTGGAAACCTGAAAAAAACTTTGAGGAAGGTATGGTTGAAACTATAAAATATTATGAGAATCAAAGAAATGTCACTGAGTGAAGTAACTCTTGAATTAAAAAGAGCTAAATTCTGGGTTGAGAATAACCCAATAACTAAATCATTGAGTTTAATAAATCAAATGGAAAATAGGAAATTGGATTTAATAAAAGATAAATTAAATGAAAAATAGAGAAATAAAAAAAACGGTTGCAGAAATATTTGACGCACTATGTGATAGAAGTGGGTTTGATGATTGGTGGTATAACCTTGAAGATGACATTAAAAAAGAGGTTGAAGATATGGTATTTCAGATAATTAAAAAAAGAGTTGATTAAAATTTGGATAAGTAAAATATTATCCTTATATTTGTAGAATATTAATTTAAAAATTTATGTCAAAAGTAACGCAAAAACAACGAGTATTAGATGCAATGAGAGGTCATGGGTCAATTAGTCCATGGTATGCTTTTAATAAATTGGGTAACACCAGATTAGCTGCAACTATTTTTCAACTTAAGAAAGATGGTCATGTAATTACATCTACAACTGAAACTGGTAAGAATAAATTTGGTGACGATGTAAGATATGCTCGTTATACGCTGATTAAAGAAGCTAAGTAATGACAAAAGATAAAATAGACACATATTTTGCGGCCAGTGAACAATTACGATTATTAATAAAATATTAAATATTATGAAAAAAATCTTATTAGTATTAACAATCTTTTCTTTACTATTTTCTTGCGATAGTTCTGAAATTAAAAAAGCTAAAGAATTAGCCGCAACACAAGAACAAACAGTTTTAGGTCAACTATATGATATGAAACTTAATGGGTTTTACGCTCCTTTATAAATATATTGAAAGTCAAGTAAATAATCGAAATTATGGTTCTTTTATAAAATAAAAAAAGTCTAGAAAATCTAGACCTTTTGTATTTTCATACGAGCTTAAGATATTATCTTAATTCGTTAATGTTGAATGTTTGTAGACCATCAACTCTTACAGCCCCATAAAATCTGTTGTTAACAATTTTTTTCGCATAACGAGTCATAATACCTTTTACTGGTGCAAAGTTGAATGGGTTGTACATTGTAGGTGTAAGTTGCATTGGCACGTAAGGTGCGTAGATGTAACCAGTGTCTAACAATGATTTACCTTTATGTCCCATAATAAGTGACCAAGATGGAGCATAAGGGTCACGATACACTTGGTATCTTCCGCTTAATGAACCGATTTTCTCGATACCCATATTATATTGGTCTTGCTCTGGAGATGCATCAGATACGTGGAAGTATTCTAAATCGTCAAACACAGCAGAGATTTCAGAAGAAACCACGATGAAGTTTGCACCACCTCTAAGAGTAGATTTATGGATTTGTGCTGAAATTTGGTTAACTTTAGTAATTAAAGTTTGATTCCAGTCTTTTTGAGTATAAGCATTAGCAGCTAGAGAAGCTTTTCTCCATCCGTTCCAATCCCATCTCAATTGCCATGCAGCGGCTTTTCTGATGTCTCTTAAGATTTCTCTATCGATTTCAGCAGCAACTTGCTCAGATAACATAGCAGTTAATTCAGCTTCAGCGTCAATGTTGTGGAATGCACTAACATCTTGTGCTAATTCTGGAGACCATGTAGCTCTCAATTTTCTTTCTTCAACAGAAACAACAACTTCATCTAATTTGAAAGATACTTCTCCCATTTCAGTTTCAAGTTCTAATGTAGCATATTCTGCCCAAGAAACTGGGAAGTTACTAGCTGTTAAACCAGATACGGTAGCACCTGTTGCGTCAAGACCAACATAACCATCATAAGTTGATGTACCAGCAGCATCTACTGGGTGAGTCATATCTAATTCTAAGTAGATAACACCGTTAACATCGCAAATGTCATCGTAAGAAACGATACCTTTACCATATTTTTGAGTTACTAATCTGAAAGGAACTTCACCAGCAGCAGCAATGATAGCATTACCATCTTGGTCATTTAAAGCAACTGTAGAAGTTACTTTTAAAGAAGCTAAGAAAGATTCAGTATCCATTTGGTTACCATCTGGACCAGTTAATCTACCTTTAGCTGTTGAGCTAAATCCAGAAACTTGTAAAATTGCGTTTCTTAAAGACCCATCAGTTGCAGTTGGAAGAGTACTTAAAGCACCAGCAGCACTGTAAGTACCACTAGCAGATAAAACCACTAAGTTACCAGAGCCAACTTTAATAGTGATAGCACCTTTAGACGCATCAAATAATCCGTCATTATAGTAAATATCATATAAGTTTTTAGCTAAATAGTCAGTTACAGCATAACCTGTAGAAGCGTTTCTTACTAATGGAAGACCATCAGCACCCATTGAAGTGTGTGCAGAATATTGTGAACCATCTTTGTGAGGGTCACCGTAAGTATTAGTTACGTTGTCATACCTAGCAGATGTTTGAGGTACGAAGAAGAATAATTTACCAATTGGCATATTCATAGCTTGTACAGATACAATATCATTTGCTAATAATTTAGAGAATACTCTCCTAACGATAGGGAATACCACTGTTTCGAAAGAACCTGAGCTAGAAGCGTCAGTTGATTCGTTTAATAAATGAGAAGCTTCGTTCTCATATAATTGAGCGATGTTTTCTTTTACATGACCTTTAAGACCATCTAAGAATCCTAAACTATCCCACTTGTTGATAGTATTTTCTCTCACTTGTTTCATATGGTTAAGTCCGATATTACCAACTTGACCTGAAGTTAAAAAATTTGACATAATTTTATATTTTAATTTTTTTTAATCTTTTATTATTATTTAGTTCTGTTTATTAAATCAAGAACTCTTTTTTGTGCTGGGTCTATATAAGCCACTGTCTCGTTAATTTGAGATGATTGACCTGATTTTTGCTCAGACACTAATTTATTCTCAACTGATTCGTTCATAGGTATTTTATTACCTAATTCAGAGTTGATTGTTTTATAAAGTTTTTTAGACTCTTCAATAGTACTAACTTGTTCGTCAAATCTAGTTAAAATATTCTTTTTCTCTTCACTAGTAGTTGAGTGTTCTAAGAATAATTTAGTAGCGTGAGTTAAGTTAATATTAAATACAGCTGTTTCAGTAATTGTTTTTCTGAAATCTTTTAAAGCTTTTTTGAAAGTTTCATTTTCAGCTTTAAGAGTTTTAGCTTCACTTAATAAGGTGTTGTATTTTTTAACAGCCTCGATTAGTTTTTTCTTGCTAACGCTTTCGTCTTTACGGCCAAGTTTTCCGCCTGGACCAGTAATGTCAGTTAAGTCACCACCAGCTTGATTTGTACGAACTCTATTAGTAGAGATTTTTTCTTCGATAGCTTCCTCACCTTCAACAACATCTTCCTCATCAATTACTTCTTCTGATTCTTCTATTGTTTCATCTTCCATGATGTGTTTTGCGTGATTGTCTCCACTTCCGTTTTGAGCATCATCATCAAATCCACCTTCAAGATTATCACCCGAATCTTTGTCTTCAGGAGCTTTTTGTCCTTCGATATCACCTGAATTAGGCGCAGCAGTATTAACTAACTCTTTATCGTGACCTTTGCCTCTTATAATGTCTTCTGCAATCTCATCTTCCTCAGATAATTCAATTTCATAAACAACGGCTTCTCCTAAATCCTCGTCTTCTTCTTCCTCAGTTTCTTCAGCTTCTTCTTCACCAGCTTCTTCTTCAGCGTCTTCAACGCCAAAATCAGCTTCTGGCTCAGCACCCATTTCTGGTTCCATTTCAGCTTCTGGTTCAAAATCATCAACATCCATTTCACCTTGGTCGATAAGACTTTCGTCTGCACCACCACCGTTCATTTTAACGTTGTATTCTGCCCCTGATACTGGGTCTTTTATTATTACTTCTTGTGATGATACAACTTCTATTTCGTCTTCTCCGCTTAATTTTTTGTAAACTGAGATAACTTCCTCGTCTGATGCACTAGTCATGTCTAATCCGTAGTCCTCGCTACCTTCTTCTGGTTCAAGACTTAAGTCTTCTTCTCCAGTGTCCATTCCAATACTATCTAATCCAAGTTCTTCAGAGCCTTCTTCTTCTCCACCGAAATCTGGTGCAGCATCTGAAGCATCATCAACTGGTAATGTGTCAACATCAGAACCCATTTCAGGTTCTCCGTCAACATTATCGATATCTTCGATATCGTATTCATCCTCATCTTCGTATAAGGATTCGTTTAGCGTGCTTGTAATTTCTTCTTTCGCAACGGAACGAAGTATTTCTTTAGCATTTGAATTTAATGTTTCCTCAATAAGGCTAAATTCCGCTAGTGCTTCTTCTATAATAGACTTTTTCTTGTCTGCCATTTCTTTTGTTTTTTAAGCTGTTTTATAATTGTGTATAATAAAAATCATACGTTTACTTAATAAATATGTGTTATTTTCTTAAAATACCTGATTTAAGTAAAAAAAACTTAAATTTTCGTAATTTATTAAAAATATTTATAGTAAAAATTTATTTAATTTATCTATTAATAGGTCTTTTCCCTTTTCTTCACCTTCCATAAATGGCTGAGCGTCAGACCTTTTGTTAAACATATATGAGCCTGGAGTACTAGGACTAGTCACAATATCCCAACAAATTAATTCAAAATCATCTTGCACCAATAATTTACCAGCAACTTCTTCTAGTGAACCAACACCTCTTGAAGATACACCAACACGAATTCCTTTTCTTAGCATATTAGCTATTTGGTCACCTTCACAAGAAATGATTCCTTGATTGATAAAACCAGGTGACATAATGATTTCTATTTCACCAACAAGCGTATGACCTTCCCACCAAATTTTTTTGATTTCGTGTGAAACTCTACTGTTTGAAATTACTGATGATTCTGGGTGGTCACTATTATGTGTCCAAGAAATTTTCCCATTATATCTCATTAACCAAGTTCCATTGTTAACTGTAACACAATAAACATTATCATTAAACGGTACTTTTTCAGCTTTAGTAAATCTAGTATCTAACGTGATACCTTTAGCACGTCTTTCTGATATTATATGTAAAGGTTTTGAATTAATAGCTTTAATTAATCTTTTAACTTTAACTTCCCTTTTAATTAACTCTAACATCCCATCAACTTCAACTTCTTCAGTAATAAATTTAGTGTCGGTAATATACCTATCTTCTTGAATTCGTTTGTTAAATGTCGCACCATTTGATATTTTGAGCATAACCTCAAAAACATCTTCCGAAAGTTTATCTGAAATCGTATAATATTCTTTCATCAAGTTACCATTTCTGTCAGTTCTATTCCTACCATCACCCAAAAGCATCCAATCTAATAGAGTGTTTAATAACCCAACATTCCAATTTTTAGCGTAGTTAGGTATAAATTTTTCCTCTGAATTACCTAATTCAAATAAAAATTTATGTAATGCTTCATCATAAATTATATATTGTCTATCATCACTAATTGAATATTCAAAAGGTAATTCATCTAACATTTCAATAACCTTTAAAGATGATTTATCTTTTACTTGAGTAATAATAACAGCATTTTTTATTTGACCACCTCTAGTTCCAGAACAATGACCATCGGCTAGGAATATACCTAAAAATTTCGCCCATAATTCTGCATCAATTGAATAATTAGAGTTAGGTATGTTAATATGTGTAACATCATCACCAACCCATTCACCAGAATTTCTAATATATGAATGTGATATTCTAGAATCATTTTTATTTATTTTATCATATAATTCTTCAGCGGTTAATATGTATGGTTTATCATTTCTATCCCATAAAACTATTTTATGTTTTTTAGTTACTAACATATCCAATGATGATGAATTATATATATGAATCATATCATCCTCATATTTCTTATTGGTAGTTCTAATAACTGGTTGTATCTCCAATTGATTATTTTCGACATTTAAAGTGAATATATTATCACCAACATTCATATCTTGAATTTCTACCCAACCATTTTCCGTGAAAATTTCAGTACCCTTTGGAACGCATTCGCCAATGGCCAATCTATTTCTGATAAGCTCTTCGTAGTTTTTAGCTTCTCTCTTTAATATGTGTTCTGGGTAAATTCTACCGTTTCTATTCTCAACTCCATATTTTTGTAATACAACAAATAATATAAGGGGTTCAATCATAATTTGACTAGTACTACCTATCTTACTAACCTCATTAATGAATGGTCTATTTCTTAAATCATTAGGTTCGATAAAACCAGCGTCACCCTCTATAAGTAAACCCGTACCAGTTTTACCCCCTCTAATTATTTTATATTCATCTGACATATTATACTCTTTCTCAATAAATATGCTAATAAACATAAAAAAACCTAATCTTTATGATTAGGCTTTAATTAATAATTCTTTTGCTGACTTTTTTTTCTTAAAAAATTTGAAATGATTGTTATTTTCGAATACATCCTTTAATACAAGTTTAATTACCCGATTAAGTTCTTTAGATATATCTTCAGAATCTAACAAATAATTATTTGTTTGAAATAAGGTTATTTCGCAACTCATGAAACTGGATTTATTATCAACAATGCCAGAATCCCTCATATCTAAATCAACCATAGTCATGGTTTTATTAAAATCTGAGTTTAATTCTCTAAATAAACAACTTCTAATTTTTTTATCGAAATTTCTTATTATGACTTTATAGTCATTATTTTCATAATAATTAATTGGGTTACCCCAACCACTAATTCTAATGTATAAAGTTTTTGGGTTATACTTATCAATTGACCCAATAACAACGTTTAATGATTTAAACTTGTCTAATGTTACTTCTGTTCCTCTATTATATCTCATGCTACAAATATACGACATCTTGGCTAAAAGTCAAGTGGTCTAACGACCATAAAACCAGGTATTTATAATTTAGTAATAGTTGTTAACGACTGAAAATATGCTAGTTATATGTAAGAAAGTATTTTTTTTACGTCTTTTGTTATTGGTAATTCGTCTGGCCCGCTATTAACACTTAATGTAGAATATACCAAACAACCTCTTTGGGTTGAACATAAATAGTGTAGTTGTTTTGGTTCAAACTCATATCTATCACCAACCTTGTAACGATTGCCTGTAAACTTATCAATCAATTCACCTTTAATAACTAAACCGTATTCAAATTCTTCATCATGTTTGTGTGGCATAACATAAGAATTAGGGTTATAAGAAGTCAATAGTGTTTTATAATCATCAATAAAACTAAGTGCCATAATTTTAACACCATTAGAAATACTTTTAGGTAACTCTTCCCATTTCTCCTTAACAAACATAATTTCATTAGGAGTTATATCTGGAAATGCAATAACGAAACCATCAAAACTTTTCTTAAAGTTTGCAAGACCATATATAGCTTTTGTGTAATTTTCGTTTTTCTCTGGAAAAAATCTATCGATTATACTTTTCATTTTATTGTTTACTCACTATTAATTTAATATCCCGAAGTAATTCTAAAATCTGTTCAGTTAGTTTTAGATTACGTTCATCGATTTTATCACTTTTAGCATCAATTTTATCACTTTTTTCTTCCCATAAAGTTGTTAATTTGATAACATCTTTTGCTAAATCGTCTTTATCAGTTTCAGCTTTATTTAATTTTTTAGCTAACCAATAAATAGCAGCTCCCATTACAACAATAACTGGTGCTTGTTGTACTAGCCAAGATAGTATTTCTGGCGCAACACCAGTTTGTAATAAAAAATTCATTTTTTAATTTAATGTTGTTTTTAAATAATTCATTTCACTCATTTCTGATGCAAAGTTATCTAAATTAAAGTTATATCTTAATAACTTATCTTTTACTTGTAATAAAGTGTCTTTTTGGTTTATAGAACATTCTTTAAGTTGTTCATTTACCAACGCTACACATTCTTTAATAGTTCCAGAATATAATTCCTTTTTATCACTATCCGTACCATTAATACTTAATTTAATTACTTTCTTTTCTAATTCACTTAAATTAGCGTATTTTTCATTGAATTTATTCTTCAATAATGGTAATAGCATTTTATTTGAATAAGGCTCAACCACTTTATATTCTTTTTTCTCAGTTAAATTTGAAAAGCTTTTAATGAACATTTTAGATTCAACTATAGTATTAACATTTTTAACATTTCTTTCTAAAAAAGCCACATTGTTTATATGCTCATGAAGTGATTTGAAATCATATTCATCAGCATAAACCTTATAACCATTTTTCTTTAGAAAATTAACCAATTTATTGTTAGTTTCAACTATATTATCTCTACCTAATTTTTGTAACATAGAAATACACTCTTCAACAAATATTGCTGAACGTTCTTCTTCGTTAGCAACATTGACTTTATTTTCTAATTTTTGGTAAACCGAATATTGGGTTTTTAATATTTTGTTTTCTTTCAAAGCTTTAACATAAGCTTTGAAAACACTTTTACCTTTTTTGTCTTTTGTGATTATACTATCAACTAGTATATTCTTAAAAGTCTCATTTATTTGTCCAAAATTTTGCATTGTTCCTTTTTTATAATAAATATGTTATAATTAATATAAAAACAATTATTATCCCAATTTCGAATCTATTTCATTAATCATTGAATTTAAATCATCATTAAATTTGATGGATTTATCGTAAATCTTAGTGATTTCGTTGTTGTTCTTATCATCTTCACTAACACTTTCATTTAACAGTTCTAAGTACTTTTTAGTAGAAATGTCTTTAGGTTTTTTATTAACCGTTTCATTGATTAATCTACCTTTTTTAGTTGTACCTTCTTCAGTTGTAGTATCTTCAGGTCCAGCTTCAGGTCCACCTAATCCTTCTTCACCCCCAATTTCACCTAACCCTTCTTCACCTTCAGTATCAATTTCTTCATCACCCAAATCTAATTCACCAGCATCGAAGCCGCCACCAAAGCCGCCACCACCTCCAGCACTACCACCAGATTCACCAGCAGCATTACCTTCTTCATCAACTTGACCACCGATTTTAGCCATTTCCATATCACCATAAACTCTATCTACTCTATCAAATACACCAGTATTTTTAATTACATTAGCAGTGTTTTCTAATTCAGCAGCCGCAGCCTTTTCAATTCTTTGTTCAAGTAAATCTTGCTTAATTTCATCATCACTCCAACCTAAGATTTCTCTTTTAGCTCTAGTCATTGACATAGCACCAAAACCGTTACCAGCATCAGCTACAGCATCTTTGTAAAGAGTTACTTTAGCCGCAGTATGTTCAATCTTAAGCATTTCAGCTTGAGTTGATGGGTTATTAAGCGTTAATGTGAAATTATCTATATCATCATGGAAGCCCATTAAGTATAAATGGATAATCGCAATTTTATTTAATTCGTGAAGCATTGCTTGTTGAATTCTGTTTATAGTTCTTGAGAATCTAATATCTTGCAATGCAAGGTTTTTACCCTCACCTGTTGGTTCCTCAAAACCTAAAAATGTTTTTGGAACTCTTAACGCTGTGAATAATTTTCTTTGTAAGTATTCAATATCAGCGATTTGGTCTAAGTTTTGCGCACCTGGAAGGGTATCAATTGGTGTGGCCGCATCTTCACTTCTTGTTGGAACGAAAATATCTTGGTCAATACCTAATTGATTGTATCTTAAATCCATTTGACCAGTTTGTGGGTCAATAAGTGGAGAACGTTTAAATCTATTTGCAATTTCATCTACGTAAGCAGGAATATCCTCATTATCAATGTTACCAACAAATATTTTATATACACGTCTTTCTGGTGCTCTAGTTACACGATAAACAAGCATAGCATCTTCAGCCAATATCAATTGTTTCCAGATACGTCTTGCTTTTTCTAAGAAACTATTATGAACCACAATATTATTAGCATAAAAATTATGATTTTCATTTTCCACATAAATATCGAATGTCTCAAATTCACCAATACTTTCAATTATAGTAATCGGCTCTAATATATAGTTATCCAATAACCTATTACTATTTTCATATTTTTTCATTTGGGTTAAATATGAATCAAAAAATGTTATCATAAAACTTTCTCTAACATTTTTAATTTCACGACCTTCAATAATTGGGGATTTTCTAACCCTACTTCTAATTGACCCAGACTTATAACCAATTCGTTGTAATAATATCTTTAAATCTTTAATTAATTGTTCATTATTCAATTCAATATGACAACCAACAACCCACTCATCTTTAGTCCACCAACCATCGGCATCCATTAAACCAGCTAGTAATGATTTTTGTATTTCAGGGGTTGTATTGTAAATCCATTTTGGTAATCTTTTTTCGTATGACTTTCCTTTGAATCCCATCCTTTCTAAAATTGTTGATAATAATTTAGATGATAAAACTACTTGATTACCATTATTTACAACTCTAGGATTACCACCACTGAATTTTTTTAATAAATTTATGTAATATTCATTTGTTTCTTCATCCTCACCTAAGACAAAAGATACCGTATTTACTGTGTGATTTACCCATCCATCGCCAATTAAAAAGCCAAATAATTGTGCAAAATCTTCATTTACATAATCTGGAAATAAATCCATATCATTAGACCACCCATTTTTATTATCATTTGGTTTACTTTTATCTATTTTAATAAGTTCTTTAGTTTTTTCATTTTTATTAATTACTAATAAATCACCTAATTTTAAATCTAACACATTTTTATAAATAAACTCATCATTTTCTAATATTAATATTTTATGTTCTTTAGAGGCATCAACAAAATTGTGTCTACTACCAATTCTAAAACATTCTTTTTTACCAGAATTTATCGTATCTAAAACTGGTGATGATTCTATAGACTGTGTCTTAATGTTAAAACTATAAACTATATCACCTTTTTTAATTTCCGAAATTTCTTTAACCCCATCGATGGTATTAATTCTAGTATCACCTTTTAAACAAGTTCCATAAGGTAATTTTCTATCATCACCTAATAATCTAAAGTGAGCTATTTGCCAAGAATTAAATGTAATATCCCTACCCTTCCAAAAGAATCTAGTTTTATTTTTACCTTCATCAGCATTAACCCCCTCTAACTGAGATTGTGATATAATACCTTGAATATCATTTTCTCTACGCTCTATCTCAAAATTAGGTAATTGTCTAGCACCTATGATACCAGCAGTTTGGTCTATATTTAAATGAACAAAATTATCCCCATATTTACAGTTGGACAAAAATACACCACCTCTAGTATGTTGATTATTAGAATCTTTACTACAAATTGGGAAATTATGTCTATCACTTTCACCATTTGGACCAACTGCCTCTAAACAATATACATCAGAAGTTTCAGTTAATTTAACAACAGAAACCACTTTATGATTTAGTAAAACCTTTTCTTTTTTTCTACCTAAACTAATTGATTTAGCTTTTATGTAACCCTTATCTAACACTAAACTTGGGTTAATTGATGATACATAGTCAAAGTAATTCAAACCAATCTTTCTAATTAAATTTTTATTTAAAGTGGTTTTGTTAATTGATTTAGTAATATCCTTTCTTAATCTATAATTTATTTTAAATAATTCTATAAATTTATCATCACCTTTTAATAATTTGGATAATTTACTAATAGGGATGAATTTATCTGATTTAATAATTAAATCAGAAATATAATTTAAACACCCATCTGTTAGTTCAATCGTCATACCTTTTTTAGTTTTTTGTATGAACTCACCAGATTTCCAATTGGTTAAATTATGTTCGCTATGTAACTCACTATTATTATATTCTTCGAAATATTTTGGGTAAATTCCACTCATTTCTAAAGAAAGTCGTTCTTTTCTCTCATCAGACCTTAAGTATTTATCAATCCCATCCATTCTTTTTTTAATAACCTCTGGTGAACCTAATATTTTATCAAAATGTTTAACATGTAATTTAAAGTGGTCAGAATGCGTCATTCTATTTAAATTACGTGGGTCATTATTCAATTTATTAAAATCTACGTGGTGAGTATCAAATTGACACCCAATAGATTTTTCATAATCCAAATCTCGGACACACTGATGTGAAACCATAGAATGTGTAAATTTATACTTACCAGTTGATGGGTTATAAACTTTTTCATAACCATCTATGCAATCTTTTTTCTTTTCACTTTTTCTAGTATAAAACGGCATCAACGACTGCCCCTTACTCAACTGGTCAGCTCTCTTGAATGAACCGTCCCTAAGCATATACTCATGGTCTGGTGTGGTATCAATATGCGTCCCATCATCAAAGGTCACTCTAAATAATTCACTATTCTTTCTTGTAAGGTCACACCAAATAATTTTACTTGGTACAATCGCCTTGGTATTATCTTGAATTGCATAAGACCAAACTTCTTCACCATTTTTAATTATTTTGGATAAATCTTTAATAGTTACCTCAGTTCCATCCAATAATGGAATTATACTATCCTCTCTTACGGGAAGGTTTCTGGTCCACATAGGTAAAGATGTGTGAATATCTAATCTATTGATTAATAAATCTTCCAATATTCTTTTAACACGTTTACTACCTGAATATACATTGATTACATCACCCTTATCATTTGGTGTTGTTGATTCTTCCATGAAAATATCTAAAGTAGCTGAAATTTCTGGATAGAATTCCATAGTTTCAAAATCAGAATATGAACCAATTCTTGTTGTTTCATAATGGATAGCTTGTTGATATAATTCACCATCAACTTTTTGCCATTGATTAAGTAAATACTTATTTTGTTGCGCTTGTAATTTAGCAACTTCAAACTCACCTTTATCTTGAGTTTTAAGTAACTCACTATTACCTAACGAATATTTGTTGGTTTTTTTAACATGTGGGTTTAACCCATCTTTACCAAAAACATTACCTAGTTTTTGAAATACTGTTAACTTTTGTTGTGTCATTTTTTAATCTTTTATATATTATACTAAATTTTTGATATTAATCAATAGTAATTTATTTATTATCTACTACCACTAAATAACCACATGTATTTACCTGTAGGGTCTTGCATATTTTTTGCAACCTGTGGTGTGAATTTAGGCTGTTTAGCTGTTACTTTTTTCTGTCTATCTGTCTTAGAAATGAAAGCGTCACTAATATAACCATCACTAGGTGCTCTATTACCAGCGTTATTTATTGACCATGCGCTTAACATTGCTTTAGTTTTCTCTTTAGCTACAGCTAATTTTTTAAATGAATATTCAGCTACCCACAATGCATAAGCCATAGCCATAATTAAATCATCGTGAAATCCATCTTGATGGTCAGCTCTACCGTTTTTAAATACGAATGTATTCATTTCTGAAATTAATCTCCTAGAACGAACTTTAACACCCATAGTTCTAATCATCATTTCAAAACGAGCAACTACTGGCGTTCTAAGCCCAGCCGAACAGTTAAAACCTGGATACTTACCTTCATCACTCTCAAATTTAACCTTATTAGTTTTCTTATCAAGTGGTTTGTTAGTTGTTTCACCATAATATAAATTAGGTGTACCAATTTCCATACATTTATTAACAGTTCCAACTCCAATACCACCAGTAATATCAACCACAACCAAAGCTTCATAAATTCTAGCCCATTTATCAACTACATAACCTAATAAATCAGATTGTAATTTAGCTCTAAATTCCATGACTTGAGTCATTGTAGTGAAATCTAATATGATAATGGTTGAATAATCTTCCCCATCACCTCTAGCAACATCGGCAGATAAAATATATTGATGACCAGCAATTGGTTTTTCCCATAACCAAATCTCACCAAACTCATCGTTTTCAATCCAATTAGGTTCAGTAACAAATAATTTTTCCTGTCTTTGAATATCTTTGGTGTCAATAACGTTACCACCAGAACCAATAAACGATACATCAAGCTCTTGAGCAATCATACGTTTATTATTGTTCATACCCCTACACATACTAACGTACCAACTTGAACTAGGTTTATAACCCTTTCTAATCATATCTTCATAATGACCATAAACACCTTCAACGGTTTCTTCAGAATCACCGAAATTTATGTACTTAACTTCTTTTATTATATCAGTCTCATCTTCTTCATTAATCCAAACTAAATCTCTTAGTTTTGAATTTTGATTTGTGGTGTATCGTGGGTCTTGATACCATTTCATTTCAACTACATGGTAATCATTATCACCACTTTTTGCTTGTTCATATGTTTTATGATATAATTCATCGTAACCGTTAGGTGTAGAAACTAAAGAAACACGACCACCAGTACCTAAAGCTGTTAACGCTGTTGTATAGGTTACCGCACCATTATCGATGAAGGCAGCTTCATCCATAATTAACCAAGTAGGTGTGAAGCCCCTTAATGCGTTTTTAGATGTAGCAACAGCTTTAATCCTACTACCGTTAGGTAATTTAAGTTCTTTTTTAGATTCTGTCGAGAATATTGATTTACTTTCCTTTTCAGGTGTACCATAATAATCAGAGCCCCACACCCATCTTGGAAATTGAACAATAAAGTCTTTAATTTTATCCAAGAATTCAAAGGCCATGTCTTGTTTGTTGGCAAGGATTAATATATGTTCAGGGTTGTTAGGGTCAGCAAAAACTGATATAACTGAAGCATAGGCCGCTGTTGTAGTAGATACGCCAGCCTGTCTAGGTTTAGTAACCATTGTGAACCTATGATTTCTATAAGCTTCAACAATTTCAACTTGTTTTGGGAATAATTTAAAAGGCACAAAACCTTCTTGCGTTTTATCGAATGTTTTTAAAAATTCGGTAATCGCATAGCAAGGGTCCATTAGGCATTTACCATATTCCTCTAATACTTCACCAGCTGTAAGCATACTTTTTTATATATAAATATACTAAAAGTGGCTATAAATGCCTAAAAACAAAAAAAGGGCACTTTAAAGGTGCCCTCGTAAACTAAATATATTATGGTTACATGAACCAATCTTCGTCATTTAAGTTATCTAAATCTTCAGACCCAAAGTAATCATCATCACTTAACATAGCCATAGCATTATCAAATTCATCATTTTTTAATTCATCTTTAACGTTTTCCAACATCTCTTCGACCTTAGCTTTACCAGCTCTAGTACCCATAAGAATTTCTTTCAACGCTTTATTAAATTCATCAACTGGTAATGATACCAATTCAACATATACATGATGTTTTAACCCAAAATCTTCCGCTGGAATTGATTCTGCAAACGCTTCCCAAATTGGTGGGCCTAATCTCATATCCCAACTTTCAGCGGCCATAAAATCAGCTTTATCAATTACAAATTGAGCGATTTTAGGGTCTTTTGGTAAACCATGATATGAAAGTATCTCCATAACACCTTTAACTATCTCATGAATCAATACAGGCAACGTCATAGCCTCTACAATGATTTTAGGTATATCACCCTCACTCTTAGGAAATTCAACGTTTACAATCCCACCAATCATTCTAGGTTTATGGTCATCTTGAACCATATACATATAATCAGCGGCACTCATTAATTTAGCGTACAAGTTAGGTAACATTGGTTCTAATTCTTGTAATTCTGCATCAATCATATGGAACATATGGTTTGTTTTCTTAGCTGAACCTTGTATCAAAGCATTAACCATTCTACGTTTATATACTTCTTTATTAGCTTGAACGAACTCATCGTGATTATCAAATTCAATATTTGTTGTTGGGTTGATTTTTAATTTGTTTATATCTTTATTTAAAGACATATCAGTAGTAAATTTAGCTTCTATGATAACATCTTCTTCAGTTACATCAAATTCTTCTCTAACCATATTGATAGCCATTTCAATTAACTCATCTTCATGTTTATGTTCTAATTTAATAATTTGTCTCATTAAATCAGCTTGCCCACTTAAGAATTCATCAACATTAATTTCTTCAACACCGTGATGCCTTTTAAATGCCTTTAAAACATCTTTAAAACGTTTAGACATTAACTTTTCTTCAAAGTTACTTTCATCATCATCAGGAAAAGCTGGGTGCTTACCTAATGAATGTGTTTTTTCTCTAAGTTGTCTTTCTAAAGCTGGTGCCATTCGTTCTTTGTGAGCGTCATCGTATGACATTCTACTTTCGAATAACTTACCTTTCTTTTTAGGTTTACTTAAAGATTTAATAGCAAGTGCTCTATATTTATTTGACATTATTTTTTGTTTTTAATATAATTTATTAAATCTGATTTCTTAATTCTTGGGTTGATAGTTTCATTGATTTTAATTTTTGGTGCACTAGATTTTTTTAAATCTTCCATTAATTTATCAAAACTCTCACCTCTAATTCCATATTCATTACCTCTTTCAAACCTTTCTTCATCTGGAATTTCTGGTAGTTGATTCGATTTGTAACGCTCCCAAGCCATTAAAGCTAATCTATTTTTACTCATCTCACCAACAAAAGTACCTTCATGTGAACTATTACCTTCAATTAACCCAGCAAAAAAAGCTTGTTGTTCTGAATTACCATTCATTGACTCATTTACATCAGATTCTGTTGTCATCCCAACCCCTTTAGGTTTATTTGAAATAGTTATTGAACCATCAGTACCAACAGCGTTATCTAATGTTTGCTCGTTATCTTTATAATCTGCCTTACTAACGCTAAGATTAAGCCCGCTATTTTCTTTTAATTTACTTTTGTTTGACATTTTTTAATCCTTTTTTAAATGTTATTCTGATATCCCTTTCATATAATATATCATTAACGGCTGTCAATGATATCCCAAAAGGAAATACTAATCTTTTTTCTGGGTATTCTTCCATACCATCTATATTTTCCCAAGCTAAAGGTATAATTCCATCGGTAGCATCCCACATTGAAAATTGTTCATTGTTTTGTGCAACAATTAAATTTCCATCAAGTTCTATTTTACCAACTTCTTTAACCAAGTCACCCGTAGGTGCGCTAGGATTTCCTGATGCTGGATAAGAGTCCCACCCTTCAGCATCAATATTTTCTATACTGTCACTAAAAATGAATTCATAGAAGTATTTATCTTCATGGTCGAATCCAATCTCATGTACATATATTAAATATAACTCATTCATCTTAAACTTCGTGTATTACAGGAATATCACCATCAATAAATATTGGGGCATCAGGATTTTCTTGATGGCCAAATTTAGCTATTTCTACATAATATTGTTTACCATTAGGCATTATATTCTCTGTTTCGTATGCGTAAACATACGGTTCATCATAAGCTTTAGGTTTCTCCAACACTTCGCCAGAATTGATAAAATTAGCGACAAATCTATTTGGTTGACCTTCAACATCAAATTTAATAGTTACCGAATTTCCATCTTCTGAAAACCCAGAATCTTTTATGAATGTCGCATCACCCTTTTTTTTTTCAGCTTTTGGCTTTGGGTCAGGCAATTGTTCAGGAATGATTCTATAAGGTTTAGCTCTTCTAGTAGGAGCAACACTTGGCTTAACCTGTGGCTTAACCTGTGGCTCAATTGTAGTTAGACTTTCTTTAAGCATTTTCTTAATTATTTGTTTATCTACAATGTTACTACTTTTTTTAATATTTTCCAAGTTTAAATACTTATTTTCTTCCATTCCATCATCTTTAACACCTAAAGTAGGGTCTTGAAATACAGTTTTTTTATTGGCATTTGAATTATGGCTTTCTTCCATGTCGATTCCACTTAAATCTAAACCTTCTTCATCACCATTAGCTTCGTCATTAGTTCCGTCATCAGCTGTTTCTGGCTCGTCATTTTTCTTACCAGTCCCATCAGTAGTTGATGATTTGACTTTTTGTATGATGTCTGATTGGTCTTCTTGGTCCATTTCACCAGAGTTGGTTGCGGACAATACAGAATTGATTGCGAATTTTTCTAAATCATAGTCAGGTGCGCCCATATCTTCAGTGTATTTTCTTAAGCTTTGACCTAATTTACCTGATAATTGTTGTATGTATTTTTCTGGACTTGCATCTTCATCAGCCTCAACGCCAGCATCGAATGGCTCATCATCAAATGGCTTTTCACTTGAAGGTGTTTCTTCACCACCAAAACCACCATCCATAGGTTCTTCACTTGGAATATCGCCACCGAATTCATCACCTGAAGCTGGAGTACCCATATCTGGAGCTTGTGGCTCAGGTGATGGGTTATCTAATTTAAGTTTAAATTTGGTTTCAGCTAATTTTTTTGACTCTAAAATAACATCTAGGTCAGTGTTATACTCACCTGTTAAAGCTTTTACTATTTCTGAAACGTGAGAATTGATTTCTGAAGCATCCATACCCCACATCCCAATTAATTTACCAATTAATTTACAAACTTCAATAGCACTTTCCATACTGAATGAATAGTATTTAGCCCATACACTAATAGTACGACCATTTTTACCGTAATAACCACGAAGGATTAAACCATCTTCATAATTTACGCTCCAACTAACATTATTTTGACCTTGGAAATCGCTGTTATTAACAGCTGTGTGTAGTTTACCAGTTAATTCTTTTGACTTCTCACCAAAATGTAAACCAATAATATTAGGGATATCACCATAGACTTTATTTAGTCTATCATGGTATCCTATATTTTCTTGACCTGAAATATTATCAAGTTCAACTATACTTTTTTTTTTGAGCTTTGTTCGCCTTCTTGGATTTTTTTAATCGCTGTAGAAATACTAAGTTTTTGGTTTTCGGTTAATACATCACCCCTTAACTCACGAATAATATTATCGATAGCTTTTTCAGATTCAGTTAATTCAACACCATCTTCTTCAGTGATTTCTTCATCTTCTTCTACAACAGGTGGAGTGTCAACATCAGGGTTTCCTTCTTCACCTTCATCACCAATAATTTCTTTTTCATGACCATCATTTTTCCCCATTTCTTTAACGGTTCCTAATGGTTTGTCTGGTTGACTTCCTTTTGGGCTTTCAGGATAAGCATCAAATTGTTCAGCTAATAAATTATCATTTTTTAAGACATTGATTTGTTCAGTTTTACCCAAAGCTTCATTAAGACTTAAAAATTTAAGATTTAATTGTTTAGTAGCTTGAGAATAGCTATCATATGCTTTTTCGGTTTTGTTTTTCAAACCACCGATGTACATAAAATCTTCAGCAACTAAATTTTGTTTTTTATTAGTTATTTTAATAAAATATTTATGGTTTTCTCTAACGATACCATAAACCATACCATCAGGACCCATTTTAGTTAGTTCAACAACTGAAGTTTTTGTATTTTCATGAATAGGTGTCATTCCCATTAATGAACGCATCCTGTTTACTTGGTCATTTCCTTTTAAACCAACTGGTCTAATATTATTATTCTTTTCCATTTTTAACTGTTAATTTATTTTATCCGTTTATCACCGAAGGTGCTATAATTTTTTTATACCCTAATACATATACATTAGCTGTACCAGAAATAGATTGTACAAGAATATCAATGGTATGTCCAGCGGCCATTGCTACTGAAGTACCATTAATTGTTGGAGTTGCAATAGCACCAGCATATACCTTCGTATATGTGTAACCAGTGAAATCAGCACTAGCTGATGGGTGTATCACATTATTCATTATATTCATACAAAATCTTTTTATATATAAATATAGAAAAACTTACAAAAAACCCTTTTTATAGTAATTTTAAAGTCAGGCCATTATTTTTTAATTATTTTTTTAA